CGAAGCCCAAGACGGTCGACCAATTCTGGAAGGACAAGGGCGTCGCTGCGCAGGTTGGGGCTGCGATCGCGATGTCGCTCGGCGCCTGGGGCGCGACCATCGGCCGGACCGATAACATGGCGGCGGCAGTGCTCGACAAGACGATTGACCGCTGGATGAACGACCAAATCCAGCAGTACAACGTGGCCAAGGACAAGGCGTCTATCTCGAACAACGCCTACAAGGATGCCATCGACATCTACGGGTCCCCCGAGCTAGCTCAGGCCAATTTGCAGCTGCAAGCGCTCGCGGCGAAGGACTCGCTCATCAAGACCCACGCTGAGCAGGTCGGCACGCAGGACGCGCTCGCGGCGGCGCAGCTCGAACTGCAGGCGTCCCAACTCCAGCGCAAGCAACTGCAGGCGCAGGCGCAGGCGCAGGCGGGCGCGGACGTGGAAGCCAAGCTCACGATGCAGGGTGGCGGGGGCGGCGGGAATGACCTGCTGGCGCGACTCAAGCGCGGCGCGGCGGCGAAAGAGGCGCTCAACACCATCACCGGTAAGGACACCAACCCGCAAGCGGCGAAGGACGCGCGCGAACGCCAGATTCGGCTCGGCAATGGCCAAGTGGTCTGGACTAACAGCGCACCGAAGGCTACCGAGCTGCAAAAGTCGCTCACCGCCGGTGAGAACGCGGTTGGCCTCATGGAGCAGATTCTCCAAAAGGTCGGCACCGGTGGAGTCGTCGACCTGAACACGCGCAAGGAAATCGACTCGCTTCAGGACCGCGCGCTCACCGCCATTTCAGCTCAGGAGTTCCAGGGCGTCGTCACGAAGGCGGACGCGGAACGCGCGCAGCAGACGCTCGCCGACAAGAACGCGATTTTTTCGGACGGCGGCGCCGGCTTGCGCGCTACGCTCGGGGCGGTCAAGGGCAACATGCAGCAAGTCGTGCGGGACAATACCTACGCTGACCCCGATGCGACGCAGCCCTACGCCGCGCCCAAGTCCACCACCTTCAAGCCGGGCCTGTAATGCCGCAGCTATTCTACCAGGACGGCAGCGCAATCCCGGACGAGGCCATTCCCGAGGCCATCGCCAAGGGTGCCGCGTTCGCCAAGCCGGGCGCTCCGATCGCGGTCCGCGATAGGGTTACCGGTCAGCTGGGCAGAATCGACCCGTCTGAACTCGGCAACCCCGATTATCAGCCTCTCACGGACGCCGAGATTGACGCCGAGCGCATCCACCGCGAGCGCGGCACGCTCGGGCAGCAGGCCATCACGGCTGTCGAGGGTGGCCTGGACATGCCGACGAACGGCATTTCTACGGCGGCGCTGGTCGGAGCGCTTGGCGATGACTACAGAAAGGGCGCGCTAGAGCGAAAGCAGGAGAACCCGAAAACCTACGTCGGCGCAGGTCTGGCGGCTACCGCTGCTACCGCGCTGCTGAGCGGCGGGACAACGGCGGCCGCTGCCGAAGGGTCAGCGCTCGCGAGAGGTGCCGGGTCCGTTGCCCGCGTAATTGGCGCCCCGATGAACGCGATCGGGAAGATTGGTGGCGCGGTAGAGCGCGGCATCTCTGGCGGGATTGCGGCAGAGTCGCTACTCGGGCGCGCGGCGTCGAAAGCCGTAAGCATGGGTGTGGCTGGCGCAGTCGAGGGCGCGGTGTTCGGCGCGGGCCAGACGCTGAGCGATTCGACGCTGAAGGGCGACCCGCTCACGACTGAGGCTGTGCTGGCCGGCATGGGGCAGGGCGCGCTGTTCGGTGGCGTGCTTGGTGCAGGGCTGGGCGCGGCGGGTGAGCTGGCGCCGGCAGCGCTTGGCAAGCTGCTACCGTCGAAAGAGAAGCTCGAGACAAGCGCGGTCGGGTTCGCGCGAAAGCAGCTCGGGCGCGACTTCGAGAACGTCGGCAAGGGGCAATCGCGTGAAGTCGCCGAGGGCTGGAAGGACGCCAGCGCTAAGCAGTTGCTCGAGCGGAAGCTTGTGGGCGGGCCGAACGCTGGAAAGACTGTCTTCGAAGCTAGCACTAAGCCGACGGACATCGCGGTAAATATCGGTCAGATGGCTGATGACATCGGGGCGGAAGTGGGCGCGCTGCACGAGAAGGCGGCTGCGCTGATCGACGCGAACCCCCATTTGGCTCCGAGCGCCGAGGAGCTGATTGCCAGGCTCGAGAGTAAGGCGGTGGAGTTTCAGAAACAGCACAATTCCGGTGCATATGCCCAGGCGCGCGCCGTAAGGGCAGAGATTCGCGCGCTTCGGGATGCGATCGAATCGCCTGAAGGCAAAGTCGCAGCGATGAGCCCTGGCGCCGTGACTGACCCGCTCGAATCCGGTGTGGAGAACTTCGTCTATGCGCGCGACGGGATGCGCGACATGAGCGTGCATCGCGGTGGATACGAAGGGGCGACCGCAGAAGAGGTAAAGGCAATCGCTCGCGGAGAGACACCTACTAAAAACTCCAGGAGCGCTTTCCAGCCCGTCCGAGTGCACATCGAGCCCGGCGAACCGCCGATTCTGAACGACGGCAGACATCGCTTGCTTGCCGCAAAGGAGGCCGGAGCGAAGGAGATAGCCGCCGAGGTAGTGACTTACGACGCGGCCGGAAACGCCATCTCGAAGGAGATGCGCATGCTGCCCATCGAGGCGTCGCCTAGCGTGTCTGCCGGCGCTGTTGCGAACGACGTGGCGCCAAGCTTCGGATACAACCAGATTCGCCAGTGGCAGCAAGATTTACACGGCCAAATCAACCCCAAAGACGTGCCGGATTCGATGCGCGCCGCCGCGGTCAAGAACCTTGCCGCTCGAGAGGCCGTCAACGAGGTCACTAAGGACTACATCAAAGAGACCGCCGCCAAGGTGTTCGCTGAGACTGGCGCGGCCGAGGCAACCGCGCTTGCTCAACTGAACAGTGAATATGCCGGGGCTATTTCAATGCGACACGCGGCCGAGAAGGAGGCTGAGCGCTCGCTGAAAAACCGCCGCGCCAGCATCACGGACCACATGCTCGGCATCGGTAGCGGGCTCATCGCCATGAGCAGCGGGAACATGGGCGCACTCGGGACCATGGCGCTCGGCGGCGCGGCTGCCATCGGGAACAAGATGGCGCGTGAGCAGGGAAACGCCATCATGGCGCAGATTGCGCGGCGGGCCGCCCGTATGACCTCGCTTGTCGACGGTGCGGCCCATGCGCTCTCGGGCACCGGCGAAAAGCTCATCGCCCCGGTCAAGGTGGTCATCGAAGCCGAGCGGCCAGCGCCCTACAACCCGAAGTCGCAAACCGAGCTCAAGACGAACTTCGCCGAAGTCCGCGACCGCCTCCAGGAGCTCTCGCGCCCCGAGCACCAGCAGGCGCAGCTCGCGCACGCAACGGGCCGAGTCCAGACGGCGTACCCCGAAATCGCCAACGCCCTCAATCTTCACCTTTTGAAAGCTCAGGCCTACTTGAGCTCCCAGCTGCCGCAGCCTCGTGGGGGCTCGCCCATTTCGCCACTCGCGCGCGCCGCGACTGTGCCACCCCGCGAGATGCAAAAGTTCCTCAGCAAGACGAACGCAGTGATGGCGCCCGAGACAGTCATCGCCGACATCGCGAAGGGCAAGCTCGACGACGACGCAATCGGCGCGCTGAAGGAGGTCTATCCGGAGACCTTTGGCGCCCTGCGCTCGGCGACGATTCGCTACACGGCGGCCAACAAGGAAGAGATGCCGTTCGCGCGCGTGGTGCACGTTTCGCGGCTGTTCGACTTCCCGGGCGATAGCTCGATGGGGCCGCGCTTCGCTGGCATCCAGGAGGCTATCCAGGGCATGGATAAGCCGCTCGAGCAGAACCCGAGCCCGCAGGGCGGTCCGCCCATGCCGCGACTCAAGGGGCCGACAATGAAGCCCGGCGAAGACATGACACTACCAAGCGCGCATGCGCCAGGGAGCAGGTAAGACAGTGGAAAAATTCCAAGATGTAAAAGCCGCGTTCGGCGACGGCACCAACAACACTGACGTGATTGCGTTCACGGCGGACACCACCCCGCGCAACGTCGCGCTGCCAACCGCGTGGCGGAAGCAATTCGTTCGCATCCGTCCCATCGGCGCGAACCTTCAGTATTACTTCTCAAGCAGCCCGGCCGCTGCCGTTGTTGCTGCCGTACCCACCGCCACGGGGCAGCAGGCCGCGACGCTTGGCGAGTCGGTCGCCAGCGGCGTCACGCTCACTGTCGTGATTCCGGATGTCGGCCCGAACGTCTATTTCGTGTGGGTTTGCGACGCGGCCGGCGCGGGCGTCTTTCTAACGAAGGGTAGCGGAATCCCGGGAATCAACGTAGGCGAGGGGCGCTAGTGGCTGTAACCGGCGCGCAGCTCAGCGGGGTGACCATCGCTTCACGCGGTATCACCGTGATGGGCTACTTCAACCAGACGGCGGGTAACGGCGTCGTCCTCGGCATGGAGAACGGCGGGCGCTGGTATCTGTACTGGAACGGAACCGGGGTCGAAATCGGCGGCGACGTGTCGACAACCAACGTCGCGCCGACCATCCAAAACGGGCAGACGTTTTTCGGCGGAGTCGTCATCAGCGCGGCCGGCGTGATGCGCGGATTCATCGGCTCGCCTCGAGCTGGCGGCGGCGTAGCTGTCATCTTCAGCGCGGCAGCGGCTGGCAACGTGACCAGCTTCAGTGCGCCGCTCTGCGTGAAGAGCTTCAACGCGGGTGGCTCGTTCCTGTTCAACGGCTCAGCCGAGGGCATCACCTACTTCAACACCGCGCTGACCGACCCGCAGATTATAGCAGCCGCGCAGATTTCGCAGGCCCCTTGGGCTGGCGGCCCGCGCACTAAGACGCCCACGGGCGCGAGCGGCTACTGGCCGTTGCTGGTGCACACGAACCTCACGGACCAATCCGGCAACGCGCTGGCGGCGTTCGTGGCAGGCGGCGCCATCGCCACCACGGCGAGCATCCAGCAGCCAGCGGTACCAGGGACCCTAGCTGCGAATCTCGTGTGCAGCGGCGATTCAATCACCCACGGCTTCCCAGGCTTCCCGACGAGCAGCTACCCGCTCACCCTTGCCGGCCTGCGCCCGACCGACACGGTGACGAATGCGGGCCAGGACGGCGCCCAGTGGTCCGACACGCTCACGCGCGCATCCACTGACCTTGTTGGCCACTGGGACCCGGCGAAGTGCAACATCGCTATCGACAACACCGGGCTGAATGACATCGACCTCGGGCAGTCCGCGGCGTCAACGCTCGCCGAGGCGCAGTCGGTCATCAATACGCAACAGGCGTACGGGTGGACCGTTATCATGCTCTCGCCCATCCCAGCCAGCATCGCGGCAGGTCCGCTGATTGAGCTCGCGACGTACCGAACGACATCGCTCACGCTCGGCGACGGCGCCATCGACAACGGGACCGACGCTTACTACCAGCTCAGCAACCCGGCAATCTACGCCGACACGAAGCACCTGACGCCGGCTGGCTACGCGCACATGGCCGGCAACATCAACACGGGTATTACCTCGTTTTACGCGACATTCTCGGGTGGCGGCGGCTCGTCGACCCAGCCCGCAGTTGACCGCGGCCGCGACCGTTCTCGCCGCTGAAGGAAAAAGATGGCCCTCACCACCGCACAATACCGCACGATGCGTGACCTCTTCCGGGGCGCGCTCTCCGTCGACTCGGCGAACCCGACCGATGCTGATGTTCTGACCTTTTTCAAGCGCTTTCTAGTCGACTCCGCTGCCGCCGGAGCGCTTGGGTCACGCCAGTTCTTGGCCGACGAGATTGCTCGCGGAATCCTATCGGGCAACTTCAGCAATCCGACCGATGCCGACGTAATCAGCTTTTGGACGCAGCTTGCGGCAGACGGCGCCGCCGGGGCGACGATGGGAACCACAGCGCAGTACATCGCGATGAAGCGGTCGCTGCTCGGGTCATTTAGCAAGGACTCGTTCAATCCGACACAGGCGGACATCTACAAGTATTTTTCTAACTACAGCGTGCCCTACATGGGACAGGTGGCTACTCGGTGCGGAATCCCTGACACCATCATCGGGACAGCGTCGCCACTGATGCAGCGCTTCGCTACGTATGCCCGCGACAACATCACTTCGATGAAAATTGCGTGGGCGAATTGGGTCGGCGATGAGCAAGACCCGGCTTCGATTATGACCATCACTGCCTCCGTCGAGTACCCGGCCGGCGTGTTCACGCAATGCCTATTCGGCGGGCTCGTGACCGGCACCGCGCCGACGAAAACAACCATCTACTGCGACACCGTTACGATCGCTGGCGGCATCCCGAATGGCGCGCTTTTTTGGGTGCGATTTTTCCAAACTGGCACCGCGAGCTACCTCGGATCGTCCGTTGCTAAGCCAAACTTTGCGCTGGGTGAGGCGCAGACGTTCCCCGGGACCGACCAGACGATGGGTGGAACGGTCGTCTCAAACATCAACGGGCTTGCCGTGCCGTGTTCTATCATCGGGCTCACGACAAAGCGCTCGGTCGCCATCATCGGCGATAGTAGGCAGGCCGGCGCGAGCGACAACTTCAGCACGGTACTCGGCAACTATGGGACGGTCGCGCACGGAATCGGGCAATCCTACGGGTACACCAATCTGGGTGTCAGCGGAAAGACAACCACGTCCTTTCTGGCGGCGCACGCCCTGCGCGACGACCTGATTCAGTATTGCTCCGACGTGGTGAACGCGCTCGGCGTGAACGATGTGTTCGTCTCTGGCCTGACAAGCGCCGCGCTGCAAACCAACCTGGGCACGATTCGAGCCCTGTACCCGACCAAGCGTTACATCGTGACGACGCTCGACCCAGAGACGACAAGCATCGACCAATGGGTTACGACGTACAACCAAACGGTGCGCGCGCAGGAGGCTGTCCGCGTTTCATTCAACGGAGCAGTCCGCGCGAACGCGCTCGGGTACGATGGCTACCTGGATTGCTCGGCAATCACCGAACTCGGGGCGACGGGCAAGTGGAAGGTCGATGGAATCACGCCGCTGAAGTACACGGTCGACGGCACGCACCATTCGCCGTTCGCGTACGCGCTCTTTGACGGCGCATTCACATTGCCCTGACCCCTTTTGAGCTGGACACCGGCCCATCGCCCTGACAAAATGGTGACTACAATGCCGACACTCTCGCCGAAAACCAAGCAAGCCATGTCAGCCCTGGGGGTGAGCCTGGTTGGGGCTCTGCTCACGTGGGGCAACCAGTATCTGCACCTTTTACCGGGCTTGTACGGTGTGCTGGGGAGCCTGGTGCTGACGGGTGTCGCGCACTTCGTGCCGGCGCTGGGGACCGAGCAGGCCGTGGTTCAGAAGGTCATCGAGCGGGAGGCCAAGTGAGGCTCCGGCATGTCCTCGCGGCTCTCATGGTGGCAGGAGGCGCTCTTGGTCTGCTGGATGCTTGCGGCGGCGCGGGCGGGCAGGAAGCCCAAAGGCTAGCCGACGAGGCGCGCAGGCGGGTCAACCTGTACTGTGACGCGCGCGCCAAGGCCATTGAGGCGCTGGGGACGGGTGAGGCGGGGGCGCAGAACTGATGGCGAACCCACCCGTTCCGCCGCCGCCGCCGTACGCCCCGTCGCCGGTATCTCCGACCCCGTGGTCGCTGACGGATGAAGCGGGGTCCGCGCAGTGACAATGTGGCAATGGCACCAGTTGGCGTTCTGCATGATCGGGAACTTCATCGCCTGGCTCGCCTGTGTCATCACAAGCACCAAGGTGAGAGCTGCCGCCGGGATGCAGGCCGCTAGTTTGCTGAACGTTCTGCGTGGCAAGGCTGTCTGGTCGAATCGACGTACGCACCACATGAGGATCTGGTGACCCGCCAAGCCGTCGTCAACGCCGCCGTGGCCGAGCTAGGGCCCGACACGCATGCGAAGCGGTTGCGCTACTGGGAATCCGCGCTGGGCCACGAGACGACCTATGAATCCATCGCCTCGCTGGCCTGGTGTGGCGGATTCGCGCTGTACTGCCTCCACCAAGCAGGGCTAGCAAAGGATGTAGTCTGGCACGTGGGGAGTGGGTTCCTGCTCCAGCCTCCGCATCCGCTGCCACGCATCAAGGTGCCCGAGCCGGGCGACATCGGCTACCAGGACAAGCCCTTCCAGCACCACTTCGTTGTGACCGAGGTAGACGGCGCCCTGGTCCACTCCGTCGACGGCAACCAGCCCGACGTGCGCCGCAAGACCCGCAGCCTGTCCCCGTCGCTGACCTTCTTTTCTATTGCGCCTCTCCTGAAGCTGGCCAGCGAGCTGCCGTCCCCGAGCGGCGCGCCGCCGAAGCATTGGACGCAGCCGGCCGAAGTCCAGCACGCGGTCAACGGGCTCATAATGAGACACCTCAGCGACTCGCCGCCGACGCTGCTCACGGTGGACGGCATCATCGGGCCGAAGAGTGTGGCGGCTTTGCAGTGGGCGCAGCGCGTGCTCGGCATTCCGATCACCGGGGCCCCCGATAGCGCAACGTGTCATGCGTTGGGATTGAGCTGAAATGTCGGAAGAATCGCACACCACGAAGCAAGCGTTCCTGATGTTCGGCGATGCGCTGCGCGTCATGAATGCAACACAGCAGCACACGAACACCCTCCTGGAGGGGGTTATCGACCAGCTGAAGAACATCGACCGGCGCGACCAGGAAATTGTGCAACGCATGGACGCCTCGGCGGAGCGCGCCAAGGACATCGAGCGGCGCATGGTGGATGGCGAGCGCAAGAGCGATAGCAAAATAAAGCTGCTAGAACGTAGGCTGGATAACCATGACGAACAGCTCGCGACGCTCCGGAAGTCGAGGCTCGAGCAGCCGGTTGGTGGCAACACCACGCACGGCCGCTGAGCTAATCGAGCGCGCGGTGGACGAGGCTCGCAAGCTTCCGGATTACGAGAGCAGCGACGAAGAGAGCACGGCTCGTCACGCGGTGCCGCAGGACATCCACTTTCACGTGCACCCGTCGCAGCCCGACGCGGGGCGTGAGAGCTCGCCCGAGATTGAGATTGGGCCCGTCACGGTGCGTGGGCTGCCGCGGTGGGCGACGATTGCGATCGTGGTGACTGGGCTCGTTGCCGCAGCCGCCACTGCTATCGCGAGCCACTTCGCTGCTAAGTAGCCGCCTCTGTGGCGTCTATTTCAGCGATGACCTTCGTCAGTTCCTCTGACATTGTGTCGTAGCTCTTTACCGCCTCGTTTGCTTTGCGCGCTATTTCGGACAGGTCCGATCGCATGCCTCGGTCGTCGTACCAGCCGTTGCGCTCAAGTTTTACGAGCGCCTCTAGAGCCGATTTGCACTTGTATCGTAGCGTGCGCAGGTTTTCCAGACCGGCGGCTCGCTCGAAACCGTACCAGGCGGCCACATCTTCATCTGCCAGAACATGACGGCAGACCATCTCCTGGTGATGACTCAGCGAAGGGCTTGAATAGCCCCGATCGGCGTTCTGCAGGCATTCTTTCAGCTGGTCTCCGGTGAGCTTCTCGCCGAATGCCGCGACCAGTGCCGCTAGTTTTCTAGGAATATTTTTTTCTGTTTCCATTATGCGTTCCTGTCGTAGTTGTCTGGGTCATCATCCGGCGGGTCGATAAAGCTCTCCGCCGCATCCGGCTTCAACTTCTCTTCCAGCTTCGCGAGCTGCCGGTCGCACCGATTCCACAGCCGGCCAATCTCCTTGCGCTGTGCGCCATTCATCGAGTCCTGCGCGGCCTTGTATTGCTGCTGCCAAGGCGTCGGCTGACGCCCGTCCTTGTTGCCGACAACCGCGCGCAGTGTGAGCAGCTTCTGGTACGTGTCGCAGGCCTCGAGTGATATGTCGACCGCTGCCAATTCCCCCCGCAGCCTCTCGTAAACCTCGGGCTCGCCGTTCGCGCTGTCGCCCTCCTGGTCGTGCGGGTTGATGGCGCCCAGCTGGCGCTCTACCGGAATCGTGTCCTGTCGTTCGCGGTCGCGCGCGCCGTCAAGCTCGGTCTCGTCGAGCACGGAGAGGCCACAAATAGCAAGAGTGACCCTGCGCTTGGCCTTCGTCTCGGCCTTCATCAGCGCATTCGCTAGCGCCTCGCCCTTGACGTTCGCGCCGAGCGGGACCGCCCCGATGCTTTCGTCTGTTCGCCCGTCCGGGAAGCTCGCGCGCGCAGTCACCACGTAGCAGTCGTCAACGCGCTCACGGGACACGATGGTGATGCTGACCGCGTGAATCTTGCGCAGCTGGTCGGTGCAATCGCGGCGCGCGTAGAACACGAGCTTGCCGCTGAGGTTGATGAACTCGAACGGGCGGGTGAGCGGGTTCAGCCCGAGGCTTTCGCACACGCGCGTGTAGTAAGCCGTGCGCTGCGTCGGGGTTAGCTTAGTCAGGTCGCCGTAACCGAGGACTTGCTCGATTGCGCCTTGCTCGATTTCGGCGGTCGGCAGGCGGACTAGGTTCGATTCGGTCATCGTGTGCTCCAGTGGATTGACAGGCGAAACGGGCCGATGCCAGCAGCTACGTGGTAGCGCTCTTTTACAGCGTAAGGCGCATGCAGCGGATGTTCCCATACGATTGCAAAGCGAATCATTTCTCAGCCTGCTCCAAAAACATCATCTCCAGCTCGACATGCGCGCGTTCCATGTCGGAATCGCTCCACGTGTCCGACGGCTTCAGCAAAAATGCCGACGCCTCCAGCTGTTGCTCCAGCGTCCGCAGCTCGCCGAATGCCGGCCCGGTCTTGATGGTAATCGTCATCGGCCGAACCCCGGTCGAGCGTCTTGGCGCGTCGACTCACGCTGTCCGCATCGGCGACAGGTGCGCCAATCAGGCTCGTTGCACCAGTCATGCCCACCGTGGCAGCGGTCGCTCCCGCGATGTGAAGACTGCCCGCACTTGCGACAGTAACGACTATCGACGCTGTTTGAGATATCATGGCAACCCTGCGAATCCTTCGGACAATACGTATCGATCACGTCGCCACCTCCCATGAATAACTGTGCCACCGATGAGAGCAAACAAGGCAAACATGCGCCTGCCGCCCGCTCTCGTCCTTAGTCGCTGCTCGTCCATGGCCGCATGTGCGCGACTTCACTCCGCTCGGCGTGAACTGCAGGTAGCCTTGCGGCACGCGGTCGTCGAATAGCTGATTCAGCTGCGGCACGGTCAGCGCGACGCCAGCCGGCGGCAGCAGGTCGAGCTCGTAGCTGGGCGGGCACTCGCGGGACAACATGAATGCGCGTTTGTCGCGGTAGGCTTGCAGCGCCGGGGCGAACCTCGCGAAGTCTTGGCAGACCGGGCGAGAATCAGTGCCGGACACCACCGTGTACATGGTCGAATCGTCGTCCAGTTCGCGCTCGTGACTTGTGTCGGGCTCGGCGCGGCCGGTGTAGATGGGGCCGGTCATTTGGGCTCCTTCTTCAGTCGAGCGAATACGCCCCACACAGACGAACCGATTGCGCCATTGGACCCATTCAGATTTCCGTCGTAACCGCGCAGCGGCTCACCGCCAAAGGTCATCGGGACGAACCCCACAATCTCCCACCCCGGGTCGGTGTACAGGTCTTCCGGAATCGCGTAATCGCGGAATGCCGGTTCACGCAGCGGGGCGCCGACAATGTCATGCGTCGCGATTGAGACCTTCACAGCGCCGCCAGTTCCGCCAAGACGGCATCGAGCCGGTCGAGCCGCGCGCTCATCCGATCCATGGATGCGCCGCCAGTGACCGACTCATCGTGCAGAGCTTCGCGAACCGCGGTAGCCCACTGCTGAGCGCTCAGCACCAGGTCAGCCCGCGTCGGCTTCGGCAGCGGCACATCGCCGCCAGCAAACTCCAGCACTCCGGTCGCCGGCAGCGAGATTCCGTGCTTAGCCATCTTCTCACGGCCGAGCTTCGTAGCGCGGTAGCCGTTGCTCTTCAGCAGCACGTAGCCGAATTCGCCACCACCCTCTTCTTCATCAGGCGGCGGCGCCGGAATCGTGTCGAACTGCGAACGGTGGTGCATGCACGGCGGCTCATCTTCGAAGTAGGTCATCGCAAATCTCCAAATTGGTTACGGGTCATGAGCGGCAGTCGCTCCAGGTAGCTCGTACGGAACCACTCGCGCGACTGCCAGCGGAACTCGTCCGCAGCCTCAGCCTGCCGAGCCGCCGACGCTTTCGCCTCCGACTCGCGAAAGCACGCATTGCAAGCCTGCCCGCTCAGGTCTTGGTCTTCGCGCTCGGTCAGCTCGGTGCCGCAGCTGATGCAGAGCGGGATGGTGCGGTCGTCGACGTAGTTCAAGACGGCTCCTTTTCCTCGACAGCGGCAGCCCTTAGCAAGTCCTGGTAGGCACGCTCAGCCATCATGTGCCAGCTCGCCAGCCCATGTTCGGGCTTGTCCAGAATCCTCGCCAGCCTAGTCGCAGCCTCAGAGACAGCGGTTCGCTTGTTGTCCATCGTCAAACCAATATGCACGCATGCAGGCTAGCGTGCAACCCCTTTGCGATTCTTTTTTTCAGACGCCACCTTTTCCGCCACGGCTTCACGGATGAACACCGTGACCCCTCGTGGGCCTGCGGCGCTAGTGAGGGCGTTGTACTCGTCGACCGGCATGCGAGCCTGCACCGCGATCGTGGGCTTCGGTTTCGTTATTGCGATTGGCATGGCGTCGACACTAGCAGATGCATGACCGCGTGCAAATAGTTCTTGCAAGCATGCGAGTGACCGGTCAGGATGCGAGGCATGGCGATATCGATTGGACCTGATGGTAAGCCGCTGACGGCGTACGCGATTGGCGAGGGTGGGCCTGCGCACACGGTGCCGGCACCGCCTGCTCCGACGCGGGTGTATTCGCAGGAGTTGGGGCGATGGGTTGAGGCTGGCACCCCAGACCCAGCGAGCGCAGTGGATATCGATGAGCTGGAGGCTGATGCAGCCTGGCATCGTGACGTTGCTAAGCATGGGACATACGTCGTCAGCATAGAGAAGCTCCTCACGTTACTCGCCGAACTCCGCACACATCGACTTTTGGTCGACGCGCTAATCTGGCTCCCCGAAACGACCATCAACTTCAGCGACCTGGAGTTTTTCCTCGACGAGGCTCGTGAGAGAGGCTGGACACCTGGCGCTGGTGCGGCAGCTACTGCCGATGATGACGACGACGCCCCTCCCCAAGCCGAACCTGCGGCAGGGAGGGAGTGATGGCGAAGTACGGAATGGCAGAACATCGACGCGACCGCGGATTACCGCCGCTCGAAGACAAGCGGATCGCGCCGCGGGAGATACATCCCGATGACGTGGCTGCTGAGGCTGAAGGCCGGGCGTACGGCGAAGCGCACGGCGACGAATTCTTCCGGTGCCGCCTTGCGGCGTTCTCGGCGCTCGTGTCGACCTATTCGGATGGCGAAGCAGAGAAGCTTCTGGAGACCTTGCGCGAAGATTTTTGGGCGCAGCTTTGGAAGCCGGAGGCCCCGTGACCCACTCAACAGGAGGGCCTATGGCTGACCAAGAGCCGGGAGCGGGGGCTGTGGTGACGAGGGAGCAGGCGTGGACGAAGTATCGAGCTGAAAGCGAAGAGTTCAACAAGTCGGGATTCACGACGCGCCGCGACGCTTTCGAGGCTGGATTTGAGGCGGGCCGAGCCTCGTGTGATGCCGAGCTAGAGCGGGTGCGTGCCGAATTGGCGGAGGCGACCAGGCTCAACAAATTCGCAAACGACCTGCTCAACATGAGAGCCATCAACGCCGAACTTGCCGAACTGCGGGCCCATGCCTCCGTAACCGACGAGCAGTTGGCGCCACTAATCGAAAGGCTGCGCGTGCTGTGCAGCGACCGGATTATCTCTCCGATGCATTGCACAGCGGCGCTGGAGACCATCACCAGTCTTGAAGCAGCGCTGGCTAGAGGTGCGAAGTGACAGCTCGTCGCGTACCGCTGAAGCCATCAACGACCCAAAGTGTGGATCCTGAGCTGGTCAGGACTGCGTTGGGGGCCGAGTCGGATTCACCTGAGACAGGGGAGCGATGCCCTGATTGTGGCAGACGCAAGTGCCGAGCTGAGGATTGCCCCGAAGCCACCATCGCCCGCCTGCGCTCCGAAAACGCCGCCCTTCGCGAGCGGAACGAGCACCTGGAAGAGGCGGCGCGACTGCTCTGGGATGAGTGTTCGCCGTACGCGCCTGATTGGGCATACGCACCGCCAGCCGACGAGGCAAAGCATGCGGCCGCTATCGACACTTGGCTTGTTGCCGAGCAAGCACACCGAGCAAAGGAGACGTGATGGAATCTGCTGAAGGTTTTTACAAACGCCTGAGTGAGCTAGAGCGCTCAGGGTGCTGGATTGTGATTTCCGCCATCGAAGCCCGCGACGCAGCCGTGACAGCAGCCGCGAAGCTGGAGGTGCTGGCTGAGCTTCATATCGAGGCTGCGCGCGGCGACGCCCAGGATGGCGGCGACTTGTACTGCGAGGCCATCGACCGGCTGAAGGACAAGTACGCAGCAGCAAAGGGACCACGATGACCAAGCGCCAGGTTTGGGTGGTGGAGTACCGAGGCAGGCGTGGTGGTTGGGTGGTGCAGGTGTCGGAGTCTACGCGCAAGGAAGCCGTCGAGTATCTGGCCGAGTTCCGGCGAGCAAACCCGATGCTCACGACGCGCATCGTTCCTTATGCACCGGTCGCACCGGATACCGATGAAGCTGCGCCACTGAGACACGGGAACAAGCGACCGTTTCAGCCGTGGTCTAAGCGACCGAAAGCCAAGCACGCCTCTATCCAAGCCGGAGGGAAGACGACGTGAGTAAGCGCGGAGACAAGTACTGCGACGGCCTGTTTCGTACTGAGCGTTGCCCCGGCTCCGGCGGGGAATGCCACGGCGCGAAAGAGCCGAATCATCTAACGGGATACATCGTTTGTGATTGCGGCTTTCGCTGCGAGGCAGGCGACACCGCAGCCAAACAGCGCCACGTCGGAGGCCTCAATTGACCCACCCCAATCTCGAATCCTGGCTCCTAGCCGGCTCCCTCCCACGTGTTTGCGAGGAGCTGGCGAGGGTGATGGAGGCATGCGCTACGATTATCCCAGGCTACGACCTGACGCATCTGTACCCGTATCCAGCGCCACCCAGTGAGGACAATCTCAGCCACCTCGAAAAGCTGACCGCTGACGACCCCGACGCAATCAAGCGACAGGACATCGCTGAACTCGAGGCCATCATGGAGGCGGCGTATCACCGTTGCGAACGCGAGCGCGACGAAGCCCTCGCCAAGCTCTCCGTCTCGGAAGCCCGCTGCAATCAGCTGACGGGGGAGCTGGCGGCAACAGTCAAGAATCGTGACGATTGGAGGGCTCGCGCCGAACGCGAATGCAGCGAACTTGCCGCCTCCGAGCGCGAAGTGGCGGAGCTGCGGGCCGAGCTGGCTAAGTCAAAGAGGCGCCGCGAGCACACCGAACAGTGGTACGCTGAGCGCTGCGAACGCCTCTGGCATTGGGCGCACGCCGACAAGGAACATCGCGGCGAGTGCTTCTCGATCATTGCCAACGGCGTCGCTAATCCGTTCGAGATACCGACCTATGCGCAGCTGCTGAATACGGCGAAGCATGAGGCTGAGGCAAACGCTGCACGTGCGGAGCAATTGGCGACTGACCTTGGCGTGTCGGAGCGGCAACGTTTCGAGCTGCTGGCCGGGGCGCAGCTGTATGCGGCGGTGGCGGTAGCGGCGCGCGAGGCGCTGAAGTGGTTCGATAAGGACGACGATATGCGTGGGTCGGACTACGTGCGCGCCCTGCTCGCGAGAACGCTATTGAACCTCGACCAGCGTCAATCCGAGCCAGCGAGGGAGCGGGCCATCTTGGTGGGCAGTAAGTGGCGAGACGGGCGTGCCCAAGAGCTGCTGGTCACCGATCTTCAGTCCACCTTCGACAGGGAAAATCCGATCAGGCTCTGGCGCCCAGGCTACGCACATTACATCGACGAGGCTGGTCTGCGCGCGGAGTACACGCACGTTAGCGACCCGCCAGCTGTCGCCGAGGGCGCGGAGGGGAAGGCCGATGCCTGACCTTCCTGTGCCCGGCTCGCGGTGGGCGTACCGCTGGATCATCGGGATCGAACCGATGCCAGAATCGGCGATCGTCGAAGCAGGCCGGGTAAACCCCGATGGGTCGGTGAGGGATGGTGACGGAGTTTGGCGGACTGCTGAGGAGTGGCACAAGGCGTTCGTCTTGCTGCCGGAGAGAGCGGACAAGTGAAACCCCCGCCCCCGCTACCATGCATCATCTGGGACCAGCGCGAGCAGGCCCCGCTCAAGTTCTCTCCAGCCGTCACCAGCGAGCGCGTGCTGCTCCCGGTCGGCGACTACTCAATCCGCGGCGCCAGCGACAGCGTCACCATCGAACGCAAACGCAACGGCGAAATTCAGGCATGCTGCGGCATCGACCGCGAAAGGTTCATCGAGCAGATGGAGCGCATGCGACCTTTCCCTGTTCGCCATCTCGTGATCGAGGGCACCTGGTCGGAGGTTTCGCTGGGCATCGCGCGCAGCAACATCAACCCGATGTCGGTAGTCGGCACGCTCATCAAGATTGCGAGCGATTGGAACATCCCGGTCTGGTTCGCGGAGGATGCGTCCGGCGCGGCGCTGCTGGTCGAGCGCATCTTACTGCGCGAGCACAAGCGGCTCGAGCTGGCGGCGAAGGAAGCGGAGAGAGCTAAAAGGAAGGCGGCGCAATGGGCGAGCGAGCCGAAGCGGTAGCGCAAGTCTCACCAGCCGCAGACCTAGCCGAGCGCACCGCGCGCGCCGTCTCCTACGTCATGACCAAGCACTGCGCGACCGACATGGCGACGTTCATCGACGAGCTGCCAATGCCCGACAACGACCGCGACAAGGCCGACAAGCTCGCCGACGCAACGGAAGTCTTCATCCGGTCGCTATCGTATGCGGCCGCCTACAGCTACGGCTTGTGCTTATTGCTGCTCCCCGATGTTGTCGCCGCGGGGAAGAGGTTTCGTGATGGCGATGTTCAGGACGAAATGCGCGCGAGCGCGATGCGTGTAGCGAGGAGCGTGATGGAAAAATGAGCGCCAAAATAGAGCACCCGATTCAGTTCCGCGAATGCCCCGAGTGCCACGAATCGAAGCCGCTGACTCGCGGGTTTTTCGAGAGCTACAAGGGCGAAGGCTCGCGGCCGTCAGAGTGGAAGCCGAACTGCCGCGTGTGCATCAACAAGGTGCGCCGCGCGAAGGCCGTGACGAGGCGCTGCACCGGGTGTGAGACTTCGTACCCGTCGACCCCCGAGCACTTCCCGCCGCGTGGCATCGACGTGACTCACCCCGAAGGCGGCCTGCGCTCTCGATGCTGGAGCTGTCACCGCGCGAGTCGCAACGGATGCGGGGCGAACCCTCGCCGCATGCGCCCGCTTGCCGCCGAGCGCGAGTACATCCGGGGGCCGAAGCCGTGCGATGACTGCGGGTCGATGCCCTGGCGTGTCGCCGGCCCACGCTGCCCTTGTTGCAAGCTCGAGTACGCCGACGAGCCCGCGCCGGAGCTGCAGCTGCGTCGATTCGACAATGAGCGGGTGGTGTGATGGCCGACCCCTACAAGCCGCGCGCGTGGCCTCGCTGGAAGCGCATCCGCAGCTGGAACGGCAAGACCTGCGAGCTCACCAGCGCGCGCAAGCTGCGACGGAACCATGGCGGCAAGTGCTACGTGCCGGAGTGTAGCGCTTCGCCACGCTAGTCACCCAGCCGCGCGCCACACCCGCAGCATCTCGAACTCAGCGGACAGGTTGCGGCACCAGGACCAGTACCCGCGAATCACCGCTGGTTCCTTCGGCGACGGACGGCGGATAGCGTCCAGTGGGTGGCGGCGCGATGGCGGATGGTGGGGTTGTTCATGCCCGGCGAAGAGCAAGCGACATGCCTACTAGTGCGGTTATGTGGGAGGATGCGTGGCGTCATTGTTGACACGGTTGTACGGACCTGCTAAGCCGATACTCCCATGCGTGTACGTAATAAGCGGTTTGAGGCGCGACTATCTGAGGCTGACAGGGTAGACCTTCGGGAGCTGGGTATGCTGCTCGGGGTGAGCGACGCGGAGGCCATTCGGGTGGCAGTCGCGGAGAAGCTCCGGCGGGTGAAGGCCAAGCAGAAGGCGCCGGCCGGCACTGAGGCTGCGTGAGTAACGTCACTCCGATCGGTGACGCCAAGAAGCCTCGCCAGCCTCCACCTGAGGAGCCGGGCGAGCGAGCTCAGGTCCTGGTCACGACGAAGGAGCACGAGGTGACCTCGGGAGCTCTTGCCGCCATCGCTGGGCACCCGAGCCTCTATCAGCGCGGCGGCATGCTCGTCCAGCCAGTGCGCGACGCGCGCGCCAAAGGGAACGTGAGCAGACCAGACGGCGTGTCCTACATCTCCGAGGTGGCAAGCGCGCGCCTGCGAGAGATGGTCAGTGAGCGCGTGTTCCTCTGCCGAATGACAGCGGAAGACGGCCCGAAGCCGTGCCATGTCCCCGATTGGCTGGTCAAGCAAATCTCCGGGCGCAAGCAATGGGACGGGATTCGCCCGCTCGAGGCGCTCAGCGAGACCCCGGTGCTCCGTGCAGACGGCTCGGTGCTTTCGATGCCAGGGTACGACGCGGCAACCGGTGTGCTCTATCAGCCTACACGGGAATTCCCTGCCATCAAGGCAGCGCCCACCGTCGAGCACGCAAAGCTCGCGATTGCGTTCCTGCTCGAGCCGTTCGCTGATTTCCCTTTCGCTGAACCGTGCCACCGTTCTGCTGTTTTAGCGGGGATTCTCACCCCTCTAGCGCGATTTGCGTTTCAGGGTCCTAGCCCACTCATCCTCATCACCAAGAACGTGCGCGGCGCCGGCGGCAGCCTGCTCGCGGACGCCATCAGCATGGCCGCAACCGGTCGCGGGATGGCCCGCATGACCCAAGCGGGCGACGACGACGAGGAGCGCAAACGAATCCTCAGCATCGCATTGGCCGGCGACCGCATGGTGTTGGTGGACAACGTGGACCACCCACTCGGCGGCGCCGCGCTCGACGCCGCCCTAACCGGCACCGAGTGGCGGGACCGCATCCTCGGTCGCTCCGAGATGGTGACCGCCCCGCTCCTCGCCACTTGGTTCGCCACAGGCAACAACCCGCAGATACTTGGCGACACTGTGCGCAGAATCCTACCAATTCGCATCGAGTCACCTGAGGAGAAACCCGAGGAGCGCACCGGCTTTAAGCACCACCCGCTCGAGCCCTATGTGCTCTCCCAGCATCCCCGGATGGTTGCCGCCGCACTGACCGTGCTCAGGGCCCATGCGGTCGCTGGTCGGCCCCGTGGCGAGCTCAAGAGCTGGGGAAGCTTCGACGGTTGGTCGGACACGGTGCGGAGCGCCCTGGTGTGGGCCGGTGAGGTAGACCCGGCCATCGGCCGAGAGGGGCTGGCGCAAGGGAGCGACGACGAGGGCAACGCGCTCGGGGTCCTCATCCAGCACTGGCGGCACCTAGACTCGACGGGCACCGGCGTGAGCTCACAGAACATCCTTCGCGCCGTGACTGACGTGGAGGGAGACATCGCAACGCTACTGCGTGACGCCATTATTATGCTGTCAGGAAAAGGCGACATGCTCCCGAGCGCTGCAAGGATGAGCAAGCGGCTCGCGCACTTCGTCGGCCGGGTCGTTGGCGGTAAGAAACTCATCCACTCGGACGGTCGAGCAAACATGAAGCTGTGGCATGTCGTAGCGTCCAAGTGATGCAGGAGATGCAGGCGATGCAGGCGTTCATTACCCTCGGTGCATGATTTGATGATAGGAAGTACTTATGTGGGAGGGATGCTACAGAACTCCTTCATCCTAACCATCCTAACCAAAAGCGACTATGTGAAGAAAGGTGCGATATGAGGAAAGCATTCTGTGACAGGTGCAAATGCGAGGTCTTGGATGGGGCGCCAATCGAATGGGTGGCTACGAATCTGATGGAGCCGGAGCGGATAGAGCTGTGCGACCCCGAACCCCATCCCCTCCCGCCCGCGCGCGTAGCACGAATGCGCAGAATCGTGGCACGCGGCAACACGCTGTTGCCATAAGCAAAGGCCACAGGTTCGATCATCTCGTAGCCATTGTCGATTCTGGTTGCAGGCGTGGTACTGGTGGCTAGAATGGTACCTATGACCGACACCACTCGCTCCGAACGCCTGCTGAATACCTACTTGGCTATGGCCGCAAAACGCCGTGGCACTACCCCGCGCCTCGAGCTGCGCCGCCTGCTCGAGAGGCTTGCGCTGAACGCGGTGAGCAAGTGACCAGCACCATCCCTGCCAGCTCCGCGCCGCCAGCCGAGCTCGCGCCGCAGCAGCTCGAAGCGCTGGACCTGTACTCAAGCGTCGAAGTCGGCACGAATCCGGCTTTGCGACCGGCGAAGGTGCCTACTTGACCCGCACAGACCTACACGCGCTCCTCGGCCAACGCTGGGCGCTCCCGGTGCTCACCGCCCTTGTTGCCTCTCCCTTGCGCTTCAACGAGCTTAAACGGGCCTGCCATGGGGTGACGCCACGGATGCTGGCCAAGACCCTGCGGGCGCTTTCTGAGGCCGGTCTCGTGGCAGCAATCGATAGCCGCCAGTACCTAGCCACGCCCCTCGGGTGCCAGGCGCAGGCCTGGTCTAACCTGTTACCGGTGAGCGAATGACCGACTGCTGCCTACAGTGTGACTGCGATGAATGCCTGAACCGCGGAGGTGGGACATTGTACGCAGGCGCCGGGCTAACCAAATCCACGCCGCAGCCGCCGCCTGTGTCATCCGTGTCTCGTCTGAAAGAACAGCAAGCACAACGTGAGTACGCCGCTCGTCGGGCTCTTAAGCTAACAAACCTACACAAACCGTAACCCGTAAGGGTGTTGCAAGGATTCACATGTTGCGATATGCCCCACTCATGAAGCTGCTGCCAATGTTACTGACCATTACCGCTTGCGCTGGAACCGCGGGTACCGCCTGCGCTGAGGACGACCCCTACTGCCGCTGGGAGTTGCTCGGCTCGGTGGGCATGACCGGCCTGCCGACCGGCGTCTACGTGCCACAAGGTGGCGACGACTGCGCGGTGCTGCCCGAGTGTATGACCGCGTGCGACATGGACCCGGTCCAGCAGCTGCCGTTCAGCGGGAACCCGCAGGTTCAGCTGATGCGCCGCTACGGCTCGGAGGCGACCTGCAGCGTGCAAGGGCTCGACGCGGCCGACACGTGCGAGGTTGGCTACGATGTGGGTATGAAGCTGGTCACGTCGACCTCGACCCCACCCGATGGCAATTGCCCTGCGATGAAGTCGCCGACGGGCGTTTACTGGTGGTGCTGCCTCTGAGCTTGACTTTTGGGCCGGACTGTGGCTGTCTTGCTGGACCATGGCAGCCGCAAAGGCGCCCAGCCCCACGAGGGCAGGCGTCACACCGCTACGAGACGTAATTGCAGACGCCACGCTCCCGGCCTTCAAGCCGCTTCGAGAGCTGGCGACAATCACCGATGATGACGAGCTGCGCCGGCAGATGCTGGCTCGACTCGACGACATCTACGACCGCGCCATCAGGCGTGAGCGCACAGTCGGCAAGGACCAGAATGTGGTGCTCGACCCGGACTCGCACAGCGCGTGCAAGGTGGTCGAGATTGCCAGCGACATCCTTGGCGTGAAAGTGGGCAAGCGCGGGGGTGGCGGCGCGTTCGACCCGAGCGTGTTCCAGCCTGCGAAAGTGGAGGCGTCGTGATTCTCCACAAGTCCACCGTGCACACCATTGGTGACGGCGTGTCCGACATTGACCCGCCTGCGCGCCCCGAGAGTGCGTTCACCGGCTGGGAGCTGCTCGAGGCGCGCATCTTGTATCGTGAGCCGGGTGAAGACCCGCAACTGGTCGCTGTCTGGAAGTGTGAGGTCCAATCGTGAAATTCACCATCGTTCGGCTGAATAGCCACAAGGGCGTCGAGATTGTCTGGCGCAATGTGCTGACCACGACTTGGCAGCTCGAGCAGTCGCAAGGCTGGGAATGCTCCGCGGTCGAACACGGTGTGCTGGCGCTGCACTCGACTCGCGAGCAGCCGCTGTTCCTGCCGTGGTCGATGGTAGCGAGCTGCGATGTTGCGCCGGCTGAGAAGATGCTGGGAAAGAAGGCGTCGTGAGAATCGTGCGCGCCTGGGGCTCCGCCGAGTGGCCGCACTGCTTCACGAGCTTGCCCTGCTTAGCTGCTCTGATGGCGATGCGATGAAGCCGTTGCTATTTGACCTGCTCGCGCTCGCTGGTCGCGTCTACCGAGAGCGACCATGTGAGTGCGGCCGCTTCGCCAAGGTCTGGATCGGTGCTCGCTGCGGCGACTGCGAGTGTGGGCGGTTAGTTTCCCTGGAGGTCGCCCAGTGAAACGCAGCGAAGGTTTCATCTGGTACGACAAGAGCGCGACTGACCACCGCGTGTGGTGCGTGCGCCGAGGTGACAGCACCGTGCGCGCCGCACTCGTGACATTCGCTGACGGGTGCTCGCAATTCATCGAGGCGGGACACGCTGAGCTTCAGCCTGGCGGACCACGCGGGGCGATTCTGGCGAGCGATATCGAGACGGTGGACGAGGTGCCTTGTGGCTAGTATCTTCGATACTCACCCCGATGCGCTGAAAGCGGCGCTTGCTGATGCACCCCCGATCGCCCATGCTCCCGCATGTGACGAGCGCGACTGCGTGGACTTTACCAAGGGCGGCGTGGTCTCGTCCGATGTGGCTGAACTGCTAGACCCGCCACTGCGCGAGCTTGGCCCGACCGCCGGCATCGTGCGCACGCCCGGCGTCGACAACGTAATCGAAACGCTGGAGGGCCAGGTCGATTTCGTGGAGGGCTACGCCTCCAAGTTCTTCGAGGGCCACGAACTCGACAAGGACGAAGCCCGCAAGCGCGAGCGTGAGCTGAGCGAGCTCGCCAAGGCCGTGAACTTGCGCATAGCTGACATCGGCGTCCGCATTGTTGGCGCCTTCCCTGAGCTAAAAGGCAAGGGTGCGTTGCTGCGCGGCGTCGACTTGCTCAACCGGGAGTACAGCATCGAGCTGCACTTGGACGACGAGCAGCGGATGCGCGGCGACACCTTCGACGCGATGCTTGACGGGCTAGACACCGTGAACATGATTGAGCGCGGGATTCGGCTGCGGCTCGACGCATACCTCGAGGAAGAGCGGCTCGACCGGCTCGGGATTGTGCGCGGGAAGAAGGCCAATTGACCTGGCCGCAGTCGTTCGCAATTGTTGGTGGAGGATTTGCGTTTGCCCTGACAGTGTGGGCGATCGTGAAGCACGGATGAACCTGGAGGGCCTCATCTCCAGCCCCTCGGGCTTCGGCATGACCGAAATCAGCCGAGTGCAGCGTGCGATCTGCCGCGTGATGACCGGAGAACCCATTGGAGAGCTCGCGCATGACCCCGACGTTGTTACCATGCTTGGCGGACCTGCCGCGGTTGCTGCTCTTCCATCGGAAGCGCCGGACGTACTCGTACTCGGCGCTGCTGTGCGCTGCGGGAAGTCGACCATCGTTGCTGCAAAGGCGCTGCGTAACGCCTACCTGGGTGACTGCTCAGGCCTTGCCCCTGGAGAAATACCTCGTGTTGCTATCTTGTCGGTGGACCTCGATAAGGCCCGAGAGACCTTCAGCAAAATCGTAGGTGCGCTCCAAGCCTCGCCAACCCTCGCGCGCTTGCTCATGAAGCCACCCGGGTCCGACTCGGTCATCATCCGCAACAAGTCGGGCTGGCCTGTCGAAATCAAGGTGGTAGCTGGCGCCCGCGCTGGCAAGACGCTCGTGTCTCGCTGGCTGCTCGGGTTCATCGCCGACGAAGCGCCCCGCATGGTGGGTGAAGACGAAGGCGTCGTGAACCTCGACGATGCGCTGTCCGCCATCCGCGCCCGCATGCGCAAGGGTGCGCAGATTGACCTGGTGGGCTCGCTCTGGGCGCCGCGCGGCCCCGTGTTCAACTACGTCACCGAGCGCCACGGCAAGCCCGGCGCCGACCTCGTGGTGATGCTCGCCACCGGCCCGATGCTGCGCCCCGAGCTCTACACGCCCGAGTACTGCGCCAAGATTCAAAAAGCCGACGACCGCGCCTACCAGGCCGACGTGATGTCGAAGTTCGCCGACCCGATTTCCGCATTGCTAGCCTCCGTGAACGTGACGGCTTGCACGCGCCAAGACACCCGCCTCGGCAAGACCGATGGGCAGGGCTACGTGGCGATTATCGATCCGGCAACACGCGGCAACGGTTGGACCTTGGTGGTACTTGGAACAACACCCCGCGGTAGCTACGAGGTATGCGTTGCCCGCGAGTGGATTGGCAGCCGCTCTGCCCCCCTCAGAGCATCCCGCGTGTTGCCGGAAATTGACGAAGAGCTGCTGCAGTTCGGCATCGAGGAGTGCGTGACCGACCAGGCCGGCTACGACCACTTGGTGGACATCGCGGAGCTGACGAAGGTGAGCTTCACGCTGCGGCTGGCGAATCGCAACGACGACATCGCCATCATGAATCTGCGGAACTTGATTGCGGAGCAGAATATCTCGCTGCCGAACGTGTCGCAGCTGAAGACCGACTTGATCGCGATTCGCACGCGCCCGAAGGCAGCGGGTGGTAGCCAGGTCGTGCTCATCAAGACGCAGGACGGGCGGCATTGCGACTACGGGGCGGCGATGTTGTTGGCGGCGCAGTGCTTGCCGCAGCAGCCCGAGGTTGAGCTTCTGGATGAACGCGACGATGAGCAAAGGATTTGCGATATGCTGGCGATGAATGCGGCTTTCGGCGGCGACGAGCGCGCGGCGAGCAGATTGACGGGGTACGCGCTGTGACGGCTTACGTGGACGACCTGCTGGTCTACATGCGAGCGAACGGCATTCGCAAAATGCGATTCTCGGACGAATCGGTGCACGATGTGCCGGTGGTTAGCGTTCCGACCGGCGCGCTCGTTGCCGTCACCGAGCTCGAGCTATTCGACACCACACCGCCTCCGCTGGTCGACGAATTCACCTCACCCGATGAGGTCGAAACCAAGCCCGAGGGCATCTGCGTTGCGCCGGGCTGCGGAGAGAAGAATGGTTGGCGGTTTGCGGCGCAGTACTGTCGGGCGCATGGGCTCGGCGAGGCTGGCGTTACGGGGGCAAGATGATGAAAATTGAATTTCCTGAGTTTAGCGGTCTGCGATGTCTGATGATGCCTTACATCCAGGGCGACCCGGACTCTGTGCCTGTCGAGTACGCGCCATACGCCGATATCATCAAGCGAACATGCGTCCGCGAGGGAGACATCGGGCATCTGACAATTGACGAGTCAGTGGCGCTTGCGGGCACACCACATCGAGGAACTCGCGCCACCACTAGCAGAGCGATACACACCGAAGCTGGGCGCATCCCCGGCAGGATATATTGCTGGGGCGGCGGCGGGTGGGGGAAGACACACCAGGTTACCCTCGAGCGAGACGTGCAGATTTTGCTGGCTAACAATCTGGATGACTCGTGCGCGATATGGGATGCGACTCATGAGGACACGAGCGACGATGGCGACATTGGTCACGTCTCCGACCTGTACCCGTACAACGACGCCGTGTTGATGAAATCAGGGGATGTTCACCAGATTGGAATCCTTACGCCACACGAAAGCCTGCCAGTGGCGACCGATGTCCGTCGGCAGTTCCTGCGCATCCTTGGCTCTGGCGTGCACGGCAGAGAACCGTACTTCACAAAGAACCCCTTGGGAATCGAAGCCCGATGAACCAAGAAACCGATTCGCTCTGGTATCTCCAAGATGACCCCGCCGCCGAAGTGGTGCGCGTCGCGCGCGAGCTTTGGGCCAAGCAAGGCGAAGAGCGCATCTCGCTCGCTGAGGACTCCCTCGCGCTGTACCTCGGCTCGACTCGCCACAACCTGCGCGGCTCGAATTCGAACCCGCTCGGGCTCGTCGACGTGCTCAGTGATGCCGGCGTGGAGAACGGTATCCAAGCCATCGTCGACACCAAGACGAACACCATCCTCAAGAACCGCGTCCGTCCGATGTTCGTGACCGATGGCGCCGACACCGATACGAAGCGCCGCGCCGAGTCGATGCAGCGCGCGTGCGATGGGGTGATGTACGAGCAGAGGCTACAGGGGCGCAAGCTTCGAGGCGTTGCGGTCTGCGGCTACATCTTCGAGGGCGGCGGCATCGAGTGGTACGCTGACACGGCGAACTCGCGCATCGTCGCGACCCCGGTGTGGTGCTGGAACTTCTTCGTCAGTAAGCGCGAGGCGCAGCACGGTGAGCCGAGGCAGAAGTTCGCGCGGCTGCTCATCGACCGCGGCGTATTGATGGCCTTCCTCAAGAACGCCTCGGCAGCGGTGAAGCGTGCAGTGAAGGACGCGCCGGCGGCGAATTGGAAAGACACGAACGACGACATGCGCGACACGTCGAAGCTGAGTGACCAGGTGGTCATTTACAAGGCGTGGCACTTGCCGAGCGGAAGGGTGGACTTGGATGACCCGAAAGCCTGGGGCAAGAGCGAGGAGAATGCCGATGGTGTCACGCGGACGGTTAGGGCCAATCACGACGGGCGCCACGTCGTCGCGCTCGACGGCGGCGAGAACGGTGCTGCCATTGAATTGGTCGACGCTCCGTGGCCTCATGACCACTTCCCCGTGTCCTGGTTCAAGCCCAACTACGTCCCTGGCAGCTACTGGGGACGAGGCGAACCGGAAATCCTCGCGGCGCCGCAAATCGAGATGAACCGCTGGAACACGCGCGTCTCGCAAATCATCCGCAAGCATGCGGTGCCGCGCACGTTCCTGTCGAAAGAGTCGGGGCTGAATCCGGCCACGATGAACAACAACATCGACAACATCTACCAGGTGAAGGGCAACGCGCAGACGGCCGTCTACGTCGAGAGTGCGCCGCATGTGCCGCCGGACCTGCTCAGCCGCACGCAAAACCTAATGCAGTGGATGCGCGACCAGCGCGGCGTTTCCGAGATGGCGATGACCGCGCGCAAGCCTGCCGGCATCAACCACGAACCGGGCATGGCCTACTTGGGCGACACCGAATCGATGCGCCACACGGACGAGTTCCAGGCATGGGAGGAGTTCCACCTGGACAGCTACCGCAACATCATCCGGTGCTTCGATGAGCTGGCCGAGAACGACCCGAACTACGAGGTCGTTTTCGAAAAGGACTCGAAGCTCATGCGCGAGAAATGGAAGGACATCCGCCTCTCGAACTACTTTGTTTTGAAGCTCTGGCCCACGAACTTGTTCAAGCAGGACCCGGCGCAGCGAGCCGACCAGATTGCTGACCTCGTGGAGAAGGGCCTGTTCCCGCCGGAGAAGTACTTCGACGCGATCGATGCGCCCGACATCAAGGCGCTGATGGGCAACCGGGCCGCCATGGAGCAGAACGTCCAGCGCTGCCTGCAGACCATCATCGAGAGTGGCGAGGTGACCGACCTCGAACAGCCGCACCCGTACATGGATTTGCAGGTCGCCAAGACGCTGGGCATCCAGCGGCTGAACGAGCTGCAGGTCGACGAGCCCGACAACTGGAAGAGCGTGAACGCGCTGACTCAGTGGCTCGAGATGGTCGACCAGACGATTACGCAGGGCACGGCTGCGGCGAATCAAGCCCCCGCAGGCGCCAACGTGCAGGCGCTCGCCCCGGCCGCGGCAGTCCCGCCGCCTGGCCCTGGCGGACCGCCGCCACCCAACATGATGCCACCCCAAGGAATGCAATGACCGACACCGCCGAAGCCCCGCAATCAGTGGGCACCGTGGCCGACGAAATCATGGCCGCCGCTATCGAGCGCAACGCCACTTCCGCCGCCGAGACTCCGAGCGCGCCCTCAGCCGCCGCAAAGCCCCCGCCCGCGGGATTCGTTGACCCCCTCGATGAGTCCCTATTTAGCGATGAGGCGCTGAAGGACCCCGCCACGGTTCGAGCTCGAGCTCAGCTCCTGCGCGAGCAGGTCAAAGAGGCGCAGAAGATTCGCTCCGCCGCTCACAATGCGCGCGCCGAGGCTGAGCGCCGCGAGGCGAAAGCGAAGCACACCAAGCAAGAGGCGCTGGCCGAAAAGTCCACCGCGCGCGCGACAAACCAATACCTCAACTCCATTGCCTCCGACATGGAGTCGGGCGACCCTGCGCGTTTCGTGGCGGGTCTCGAGAGGCTGAAGGGAGTCAAGGACGGGAACGAATACTGGCGCGGCATCGCTACCCACCTGGCGACTGGTAAGAAGCCGACACGCGATGTCCCGCCTGAGGTTCTCGAGCTGCGAGCCGAAGTCGAAGCCCTGAAGCAAGCAAAACAAGCGGAAATCGAGCAGCAGACCGAGGCTCAAATCGACGCTCAGCTCCGCGACGCTCGCATCCAGCAAATCGAGACGGCCAAGACTTACACGGACCTACCGTTTGTTAGCCAGCTCTCGACCGAGCAACCGGCGCTGGTCGACGCGCGCATCTGCGACTTGCGCCAGCAGCACTACCAGCGCACTGGACAACCACTTGACTTGCGGGCCGCTTGCGGTATGGTCGAAGAAGAGATTCGTTCTCACTACGAGCTGCTCCAGCGTACCGGCAAGCCCAGCGGGCAATTGAACGGTGAAAGAGGAGCTGCTGCCCCCGTGGCAGGTCAGGCCGGGACCCCTGAGCGATTTGCGAAACCCGCCATGGCGCCGAGTACGCCAAAGCAGCAATCGACTCCACAGACCTTGCCGTCCTCTCTCACAGCCGAGCCAGGCGCGACTAAGCGCAGCCTGAGCGAGCAAGAGCAGCGGGACGCGCAGATCGAGGCGTTCGACCGGTTGGGCCTCTTTGCGAACTTCGGTGTTCAGTAGCGGGTAGCCAACGGCGGGCGCTGAAAAGGCCCCGCAATGGCAATCGCAGAATCAATCGCAAGCGCACCAAACATCTTCAAAGTCCTCTACCCGGACGGCATCTCCAAGCCCCTGTACGGCGAATCGTACCTGCTTGGCTCGATGAAGAAAGACACGACCTTCTACGGCCAGGGCGCCAAGTACGTCGTTGTCAGCATCGCTCCCGGCTCGGGCGGCTCGGCGAGCATCGCCACCGCAATCGCGAACCAGGGCTCGACCCAAGAAGTCCGCTTCCAGCTTCCCCGCAAGAAGCTGTACGAAGTGGGCAGCATCGACGGCGAGACCATCTTCGCCGGCCGCGACAAAAAAGGCGCCATCGTCGACATCGTGAAGCACACGATGGACCGCGCACTCGAAGCTTTCGGCGTCACCCTCTCACGCGCGGCGTGGGGTAACGGCGGCGGCGCTCGCGCGCAGATTGCGACCACCTCGAATCTCGCGACCCCGACGGTCACGCTCACCTCGCGCGTCGACGCGAACGCCTTCTTCCGCAACATGTTCGTGCAGGCGTCCGTCGATGACGGTTACTCCGGCACGGCAGGCGTACTCGGCGCCGGCATCCAGGTTCAGCTCGGTCAGGTGCAGCGCCTGAACGTCGCCACCGGCACCACGTCGCTGACCCTGGCATCCGGCAACTGGAACCAAATCTCGGGTCTCACCACTTCCAGCTATCTCTTTCGCTCCGGCGACTACGCGGCGTACCCGAGCGGCATCCCTGCATGGGCCCCGACCGCAGACCCGACCGCGGGCGACTCGTTCCTGGGCGTCAACCGCTTCACCGCGGGCGACATGAACTTCCTGTCCGGATGGCGCACGAGCGGCACCGGCCAGCCCAAGACGCAGACGCTCATCCAAATGGGCGCGGAGGCCAAGCAGAACGGGCTCACGGGCATCAAGACGGTGTTCATGAACCCGCTCGACATGGCGGATGCGTTCAAGGAGCAGAGCAGCTTCAAGACGATCGAAGTCGACGTGTCCGGCGTCAAAATCGGGTACAGCTCGGCCACGTTGCAGACCGCGGTCGGCAGCATGAACGTGTTCTCCGAGACCTGGATTCCCCGCGGGTTCGCCTGGGCGCTCGACCCGAGCACCTGGACGATGCGCAGCGCTGGCGATGTGCCGATGCTGCTCGACGTGGACGGCATCAAGATGTTCCTCCGCAACCCCGGCAGCGATGACTACCAATTCCGGTACGGCTGCTACATGAACTTCGAGAACGCCGAGCCGTCGCGCGCGGTGATTGGAGCGCTCTAATGTCAAACATTGGCGATTTCATGAAGGGCGTGGATGGCTCTCTCGGCGTAGGCCGAGGCGGCGGTCCGCTCCCGGGCACTTCGGTGCTGGAACCCGTGGTCAACCAGGCGTTCGACCTGTGGGTGGACTTCGACAAGACGGCGGCGGACGGCATGGCCTCGACGGTCACGGCGGACACCTACGTATGGACGAACCCCTACGATTTCACGCTGTACTTGCAGTCCGCGCGCATGATTACGCTCGGCGCTGGCTTGACGGCGGACAACACGAACTTTGCGGTCATCACCATCAAGACCGACAACGGCGCGGGCGGCGCGACGGCCATCGGCCTGACGCTGAACACGACGCTGACCGACTCGGGCACGTTCATCTCGAACCAGTCCAAGACGTTCAACACGGTGACCGGCGCGAACATCGCGCTCGTTGCCGGCGCGAACCTCTGGTTCAACATCGCGAAAACGGCGGCCGGCGTGGTCGTGCCGATTTCCAGCTACATCATTCGCCTGCGTCGCGGGGAGTACTGAGCGGTGGCTGACTGGCAGTCCTACGACACGCGGAGCAATGTCTGCTACGAGCGCCGCGTGCTCGGCCGGTTCTTCCCGGACGCTGGCAATCAGCCGACGTTCGTTACCGCCGACAACCTGTACATCGCGTCGATCGTGTGGACCTCGCAAGGGCTCTATACGGTCACGCTGACACACGCCTACAAGCGCTTCGTGTTCGGCCACGTCGCAATCCAATTCTCGGGCGCACCCGGTAACGAGCGCGCGCCGAGCATCGGGTCGATTTCGAACGTCGGCACGTCCACACCCGTGTCCTTCCAGATTCTCGTCTTGGATGGCGCTGGCGCCGTGCAGAACCCTGCCGCCGCAAACGCGAACAACTCGATCTCGTTCGAGATGGTCTTTTCCGACATCGCGGCGGTCTGACCATGGCCGGCAAGGACACCAAAGCTGCTCTTCTGCTCGCTCTCGCACCCAAAGAGGGCAAATCGCCAGTTGAGTCGGGCGAGGACGAGTCAGAAGGCGACGACGACGCGAAGGACCTGGAGTCGGCGATGGCCGAAGGGGACGGCGCGGCGCTCAAGGCGGTGATTCGACGAATCGCCATGTCTTGCATGTCAGAAGAGGACTCCGAGGGAGAATACTAAATTGGCAACCGTCAACCGGGCGCAGTTGCGCACGCTCGCGAGGGTGTACGCAAACCAGCGCCCGGCTGGCGCCAACGCATTCATCGTCGACTCTGACGCGACACTGAACGCGACCTCCCTCGACACCATCATCAATCTGCGCCTCGCGTCGCTGTACGACATGCTCGTAGCGGCGCGCGGCCACGAGTACTACGCCAGCGACACGGCAATCACGACGGTTCCGGGCACGTCGACCTACTCGCTCGCGGCGCTGACTCCTCCTTTCTATCAGCTGCTCGACCTGCGCATCGAGTGGGACCAGCAGAACATTGAGCCGGTCCAGGACACCTCGGTCTACGAGCGCAGCAACTACCAGAATTGGCTGCAAACGTGGTCACGATGGAGCCCGAAGGCGTATCGGCTCCGCGGGACGCAAGTGGCAAGCGCATCCACGCTCGAGCTCTTCCCGACGCCAAACGTCGCGGTCTTGATGCGAGCTCGCTACGTCCCTGCGTTTGTTGCCCTCGCCGACGACACCGCGACATTCGACAGCGTGAACGGCTGGGAAACACTCGTCGCGCTCGGCGCGGCCATCGACATGCGGATGGCGGCCGACAAGGACTACGCGCAAATCGAAAAGCGCTACAACCAGGAGTTCGCGCGCATCTATGGAATCGCTGACCAGCGCGCAGCCAACATGCCGCCGCGCATCGTCGACGTGAACCCGGACAGCTTCATCGGTGAATGGGTGGGCGACCGCCGTTGGATTTGAGATGGCGCTCCAGGAAATCCACAACTTCAACACTGACGACCCGAACCGGCTGCAGTCGCAGCTGGCGAACTTCGAGGGCAACGTCAAGTCCGAGACCGACTCGATTCGTTCGGGGTTCATCCCTTCGCTCGAGCAGCTCCTGACGACCGGCGCGGCGGTAACGGCTACCCTGCTGGTTGGGCAGATGGCCCTGTGCGACACCGGCGCAGGCAACGTGACCGTGGTCCTGTCAGCTCCGCCGCGGCAGCAGCCGGGATGGCTGGCAATCACGAAGCGCACGGCTGCGAATAACGTGACGCTCGTCCCTAGCGGGCTGAACGCGAACCGCGTCACGCGCAGGGTGAACGCGACGACGAGCTTGGTGCGCGCGGCGGTGGGCGTGCTCTGGATTTACTTCGACGGCTCGGATTGGTGGGCTTGATGGCTGGGACCGACATCGCTGATACGCTGCTCGTTGCTGGCCAAAACGAGGGCATTGAGACCGCGGTGCTTCCGCCGCCGCAGATGCTATCGGTGTCGAACATGCGGCTCCGCAAGTCGTCGCGCTGGGGCAAGCGTTTCGGGCACACATCGCTGAGCGTGGTGAATCTTGGCACCGGCTCGGGGCTGAATCGCGCCGTCGGAGGCGGCAAGGGCAACGCGCTGACGTGTTTCGCGCTCACGGATGACCGCTGCAGCGTGTACGACCAAACCGCGGCGTCATTCGTGGTGCCGAGCGGCCCGAAATTGGGTGCCGCTAGCGGCTGGCTGCCCGACACGTCGTTTTTCCCGGTGCCCGCGCGCTCGCTGCAATTCCAAACGTCGACCCCGTGCTCGAATTGCTACGCTTTCGGCTATCTTTGGACCGTAATACAGTACACGGACCCGACGGCGACCGGCGATAACCTGCTGCGGCTCGTCGCGACCGATCCGAATGACCAGACGGTAATCAGAATCGACGATTTCACGCCGACAACGGCAGGATTCGGCGGGAATTCGTACCCAAAGCTGAACCTGGTCGGCTCGACCCTGATGTTGACCTACACGGTCGGCAAGGCGGGCACTCGGAGCGTCGCTGGGCGCACAATCACCGGCATCGGCGGTACTTGGAGCGGCGAATCCACGCTGCTGACCCTGGTGGGGCTCGTTTACGACGCGAACACCTACAGCACGACGAGGCTCGCCGTTTCCGTGGCGGCGGCGGCCGGCTCCAGCGTCACTCTCTACTCCACGGCCTTCGCGGTCGGGCCTACGCAGGCCATCGTTGACGCCTCGGGCAATCCGCTCACCGAAATCAGCGTGGTTGGCACGTCGACGGTAGCAGCGGGCGAGATTTACGTCGGCTACGCCTGCGCGGCGACACCGGCCATCAAAGTGATCGTGTTCACGGCGAACCTTGCCGGCACCGTCGGCACCGCGGTCGTATCTGCCGGCACCACTCGCCCTTTACTAGCTCTCCAGCCAACCGGCGGCGTGGTGGTGGTGTATGGGCAGAACATCACCACGAGCATTGGGGCTTTCTCGATCGGAAACGTCACTGCAGCGGCGGCACTCGGCGGCGGGTCGTTTGCGCAGCGGAGCCTGTTCCCGATTTCAATGCCTTTCAACGTCGGCTCGTCCACCTACATCTGGACCAAGACCGAGTACGGCGGGGCGTCCAGCGCAAGCTATGCAACCCTTGTTCGACTCGTAGTAGGCACCTTCGTCACGCTCGAGATGTCGTCGCAAGACTTCCTGGTCTCGACGGGGCAAGCCGTGGCCGGCATCTTCGACCAGCGCGGGTTGCCAGCCGTCGCGCGCATCGGGACAAGCGCCGCCTACGCCGCGCCGGTACCAACGCTGTACGCCGTGCCCTCTGCGGTCGCGACTGGCCACGACTTCCGGACGATGCAAGTGAAGCACTACACGGACAGCGCGAACCGGCGCGGGCTATCGCCGCTCTACGCGGATTCCAGCTCGTTTTTGCCCATGGGCGCGCTCACCCGAGTGGACGACCGCGGCCCGATCGAGGAGGGGTTTCTCCACACTCCGACCATTGGAGCAATCACCCCCGCGGCTGGCGCCGGGTCCCTGGTACCGCTGTCGGATTACTACTACACCGCGATTTACAAGTCGCGGAACAGTAACGGGCGCTTCGAGGTCTCCGCGCCGTCGAACCCTTTCAAGATTTCGATGGGGGCCGGCCAGAATCAGAACACGGTCAGCGTCGTCAGCCTCGGCCTGACCGCGCGCAGTAACGTGACGATCGAAGTCTATCGCACCCTGAGCAACACGCAGACCTTTTACCTAGTGGCCGTGATTGATTCCGGGACTGGCGTCGTGACGTTTCTTGACCAGCTATCCGACTCGCTCGCCGCGCAGCAGCCCGCTCTTTACACCCAGGTCGGGCAAACCCTGGCCAATTCGTTCCCGCCGCCCGCGCGCTTCGGGTGTGTCGGCGGCCAGCGCATTTTCCTTGGCGGCCTGATTCGACCGGACATCGTGCAGGCAAGCAAGCTGATGTTTGGCGACCAGTCACCTTCATTTGCCGACAGTGACGGCTTTCGCATCGTCTTCCCGGCGCCCGTGACCGGGCTGGCCTGGATGGACGCGCTCGTGATTTTCACGACCGAGGGCATCTACATCACCAGCGGCGACGGCCCGGACGATTCGGGTGTGGGCGACTTCGGCAACATCACGCGCATGCCCTACGAAATTGGCTGTATCGAACCGCGCTCGGTGGTGGTCGTCGACGACGGATGCTTCTTCCAGACAGCCCGCGGCATTTATTTGCTGCCCCGCGGGTTCGGCGCACCGGTCCCAGCCGGGGACAACGTGCAAGACACCCTGGCCCTGTACCCCGTGATTACGGGGACCGCTGTGCTTACCAAGTCGACCGAGCAAAGCGTGCACTGGACCTGCTCGGACACGGCAAGCCTCGGCGGCGCGCGCATCGTGTACGACCTCGCACACAAGGCGTGGAGCGTCGACACCGTGAACGGGACGGCCCCCTGCGGCGCTGGTCAGTGGAGCGGCAACGAGGTGGTCATGTTCCAGAGCGCGCTCAGCTCGACGGTGCCGTTGGCGCTCACGAACGCGACCTACTCCGACGCCGGATTGCCGATCGCAATCGTTCTAGCCACGGGCGACCTGAGGCCTTTTGGGGTAACATCGGAGGGTGTCATCTCCAAGCTCCAGTTGCTTGCTGAGCTGCGTTCAGCGTGCTCGCTCGACATCTTCCGCTCGACGGAATGGGGCAGCAACAGCGCGACGCGCGCGTTCACGCTCGCTGCCGGCGACTACCAAATCGGGCAAATCACGGTGACCGAGGCGGAACTAGGTAACGGCGAGCTTCGCAATGCCATGCGGCTGCGGGTCGCGTTCCAAGAGTCTTCAACCAGTGAGGGGCTCGCGTTTATCGCGATGTCGCTCGAGCACGAACAAGGCCAGGGGCTGAAGCGTGTCTTCCCTCTGAGTATGGTGACCTGATGGTGGACGCGGGCAGGTTGGTAGGGAGCACAGCAACCGGTGCGGCGGCTGGTTCGGTGGCTGGCCCGTGGGGTACGGCGATCGGCGCCGGAGTAGGATTCCTTGGTGGCCTCTTCGGCGGCGACGGAAACCCCGCGCCAGCGCCGCCGCCCTCGCAATACGGCGGCAACCCGCTGACTGACCAGCTCGCCGCGCAGCAATACGCGGCTGGGCTCTCCCAGCAGCAAGGGCAGAACAGCCGCGAGGCCGCGCTCTACAACCAGGGCAACATCAACTACGACATCGCGAACCAGGCGCAGATGCGTCAGGGCCCGCAGATTCAGAGTTCGCTCGCCGACAAACGAAACCAGCTGGCCGCGCTCGGCGGGACGAACGCCGCGATCGGGAACATGAACCAGACCGGGCAGCAGCTCACCGCGCTCGGCACGCGCCCGATGGGTGATAGCTACGCGGCTGCGCAGATGCAGCAGGGTCTCGCGGGCAGCATGGCGCAGCAGCTCAGTATGGCACGCTCGGGTCGCTCGCTTGGCAGCGGGCAATCCGCGATGCAACAGGCGATGTTCAACAACGCCGCACTGAACCAGCAGACGAACCAGGCGGCCGCGTCGGCGCGCATCCAGGAGCAGAACGCCTACAACCAGTTCCAAGCCGGTGCGCTTGGCGCAGCAGGGCAGCAGTACGGCGCAGCCGGTGCGCTCTCCGGGCAAGCAGGCAACCAAGCAACCACAATCCGCACGGGAAACGAAGGGGTCCAAGCGCAGAACGCGAACCTCAATTTGCAGCAACAGGGCATCAACAACCAGACTACCGGCCTCTACAACCAGCTCGGCTCCCAGCAGCAGCAGCTTGGGATGCAGGCGAACCAGCTCGGGCAGAACGCCTACCAGTTCGGCGCGCAGCAAGCGTCCGGGATGATGGGCGCGCAGCTGAACGCGGACACTGGCCGGCTGAGCGCGACGACTGCGACGAACCTCGCGAACCAGCAGAACGACAACTTGCACGACGCGGCGAACGCGAACGCGCTAGCCACCGGGGTCGCTACGGCAGTCAGTGCCGCGGGCGATGGCGGTGGCGGCTCATCGGGTACCGTGAACCCCAACAACCCGAGCGGCTCCACGTCGCCCTACGCCAGCATCACCAAGGCGAGCAACACCGCGGGCCCTAGCGCCAGCTCCGATGAGCGGCTGAAAAAGGACATCGTTCCTCTTTCGCCTGGCGGCGCGACCAAGCCGGGTGCCACCGCGAGCGAGCGCCAAAAGACCGTCGACAAGTACGCCGAGTTCAGCCCGGCGGACGCGGCTGCCTACTACGCGGCGGACAAGGCCGCGGCGACCGGAAAAGACACGTACACAGCGAACGGCAAGACGAATGTCCTGCGCCCGTACGGCATCAACTCGTCGATGGACCCCGACACGAACCTGAAGCCGGTTTACGGCGAGAATCAGCAGCAGCCGCCGAGCTACGCCGAAGTCGTCGGAGCGCTGAATTCAGCCTACGCCCCGAGCCAATCAGCGCCAGCCGACGTGCTCTGGCACAAACCCGGCGCGGGCGCCCCGGCGAGCGGTAGCCAGGCCTCCCTGCTCTCCTACCTTGGTGCTCCTCGTCCGGCGCAGGCCATGCAGAGCGTGACCAATGCGGCAATCCCTGATGCGCGCCTCGGCCAGTACGCGACCAGCGCGGGCCCGCGCGGCACAAGCACGAACCCGCGCTCGGCGGCAACAGCGGCACCCGCTGCGCCTGCGCCATCGTCGAACTGGGGCGACGTGTTCAACGCGCCCACGCTCGACCCGCGCATTGCGGCCTACCTGGCCGGAGCGAACCCCTACCCGGTGGTGGCGCCCCGCGAGCCGACGTACAGCCCCGTGAAGGTGGAGCCGATTGTGCGCGGTAAGAACAACGGCGTCATCAGCAGCAACCCGAGCGACAACTACTCGACCGGGCCCGGGATAATCAGCGCCGACCCGAGCGACAACATCTCGGTAACGAATGGGCTACCGGTCAATTACAGCAGCAGCTACGACAGTGACTCGGGCGGGGACTTTTCGGCCCTGTCCGACGTGCATAGCAAGACGCGCATCAAGCAGCTCGAGAGCCAGCTGGCTGCGCTCCAGGGCCCGCCCAGCGCGAGCTTCGCGCCCGAATCGCCCGACACCGCTGCGCTCGACAACTCGGAGTACGCCTCGCAGGTTCGCCCTGGTTGGCGCAACCGTGACCAGCTGAGCGGCCCGTCGAGCTACCCCCATCGCTGGGACGCCGACCCGTTCGCGGTCGACCTACGCCCCGCGCAGGGCTACAGCTATGACTACAAGGACCCGAGCGCGCCCGGCGCCGCTCCTGGCCGCCAGGTGGGTCCGATGGCGCAGGACATCGAGCGCACCGCAGCGGCCGCAACCGTTCACGACACGCCGAACGGAAAGCAGGTGGACACCGGCCGCCTGTCGATGGTGAACACCGCGGCCATCTCGGAGCTGCAGCGGAAGCTCGAACGCCTCGAAGCACTTGGCGGCGGACAGCAAGCACCGGCCCCTTATTCAGCCTCCCTCTACCCGAGCCCGCGCTGATGGCCACGTATCAAATGCTGCAACCCGGACTGGCCCAAGTCACACGTGACGACGGCCAGTCGATGGTGTTGCCGATGGACGAGCAGCAGGCGCAAGCGCAGGGATTGCAGCCGGCGGGGCTCCAGCTCCCGAGCGCACCGAACCCATACAGCATGATCGGGTCGGGCGAAGCGGTGGCGGGTCCCGGCGGCGGGCCACCCAGCGGGCCCACGTCGATGCCGACCGACACGCGCGAAGGCGCCGGCATTTACGCGAACCTGAAGCCGCCGCCCGACCCGCGCGTGGTGGCGCAGCAGCTCCTGACCCCGGTGCCTGTTTCACATGAAACAGCGCCTACGACGAGCAAGTTTGATGTGCCAATCCCCGGTGACAGCGGCGCTCCGCCGAAAGGCGAAGGGCTGGTCCCGGTTGGTCGCGGTGCGAGCACAGGCGCGGCTGTGCCGGCGCGGCCCGGCGCATCTGGTGAAATCGACCCACTAGTCGCGGCTGTCATGCAGCAAGGCGGCGGCGGTGGCGGCCCGCGCAAACTCGGGCTCGTCAGCGAAACCCGGAAGTTCCACGAGGCCGGCCCGGTCGACCCTGCGCTCGCCGCGGACATCACCCGGCGCCAGGACGAGCTCGACCAGGGGATGAGCAACCAGGCCGAGGACCAGGCCTTGCACCGTGGCGATTACCTCGACCAGCAGGCGGCTTTGCAGCAGCAGCAAGCCGAACAAGTGCAGGCTGCAATGCAGCGCCGGCAGGCCATCGACAACGAGATTCAGCGGCTGAACATGCGCTCGCAGCAGGCTCAAGATGACCTGATGAACGCGAAGCCCAAGACGGTCGACCAATTCTGGAAGGACAAGGGCGTCGCTGCGCAGGTTGGGGCTGCGATCGCGATGTCGCTCGGCGCCTGGGGCGCGACCATCGGCCGGACCGATAACATGGCGGCGGC